TACAGAACTCAGATAACTTCATTGATTGGAGCAGTTTAAGCGCAGTATTTTTAACCGGAGTAGCATATAGCAGTCGCAGTGTACCAGCCACCACAGATGATGCAGCAATAGATATTGCCACATTGGATTTTGAAATGCCAATTTGGCTCAACTTGCCCAGTAAAGTTAAAAAGATGGGAGTTGTTGCCAGCATTATTGCCAGCATATACAGCGAGACCGGAGATTTAAATTCAGACTTTGTGACCACACTGGAGGGGCTTGTAAGCCAACAGAGATTCACTCCGCTTGGATATGAAGTTGTGTACATGGGCAATTCGTTAAAACTGTATGCTGCCGGAGTCAATGACACAAATGGTCAGGTCACTGGTACTCCAGTCAAGTGGAGCGGACTGGTAAACTTGTACGGCGAATTGCAAAACGGTATCAGTCAAGTTAGATTGAATTTTGAATTAAGTGATGGTGCGCACGAAATTGTGGGTACTGTTGCGTACGATCCCACCGATTCTACCAGTTTGCTGTTTACTCCTATATCAAGTACATTGCCAGTCAATACATTGCCAGCAGTTACTGCCATAATTGATCCACAAAATGTCAATCTTGTCAACGTCAATATATTTACACCATCAGTGGGCACAAGATATCTGATATTAAATCCCATTGGTGATGCTAATACTCCAAGTGCGGTGGCCTGGGCCGGTGCAGTGGGTTCCAATTTGATCGCGGCAGCAAACGATATCATTGAATGGAATGGCAGTTACTGGACTGTGAGTTTTGACAGTAACCAAAATCCCGCTCCTGAATATGTTACCAATCTCAACACAACTGTGCAATATCAATGGAATGGCACCAGCTGGGTCAAAGCCTATGAGGGTTTATACGCTGCTGGAGAATGGAGTCTGGTTCTATAATGACTGATCGGCACACCGAAGGGGTAGGTGCGCTAATTTACTCCAAAAAAACCAATCGATATCTTTTTTTACTTCGCGATAAATCACGTCAACAGGGTGTGTGGGGCATTGCTGGTGGAAAAATTGATGCGGGCGAAACAGTGATACAGGCTTTGGTTAGAGAAATTGCCGAAGAAATAGGGCAAGACTTTGCCGCTAAAAAATTTATACCACTAGAAACATTCACTGCCGACAACGAAAAATTTGTTTACTATACTTTTTTGGTCACAGTTGATGAAGAGTTTGTTCCGGTATTGAACGACGAGCATCGCGGCTATTGTTGGGTCGAATTGCGAGATACGCCAAAACCCTTGCATCCTGGATTGTGGCGCAGTTTTAATTTTGAAATAGTTAAAAAGAAAATTAAGACTCTAGAAAGTATACTCAATTAAGCAACAGATATAACACCCAAATCTGCTTCAATCGCAAAATCATTATAACTGATTTGTCTTAGATTAAGTAATGGTTCTAGGCGTGAGTGTAGCCAATAGCTGTTGGTGGGTGTTACCCGAACAAAGTCAACATCAGAATAAGTTTCTATTACTTGTCTTAGACATTTAACAAAATATTCACCATTGTCAGTATCAGTATCTGTTAAATACCCGTTGGTGTTTTTATAAACGTTGTTGTACGGCCCTGTCATGTCATAATGATCGTAGCCAAGTAAAAATACTTTTTTGTGTCCATCAAAGCAGGCCATATAGGTCGCAATTGATCCAGCGTCATTTTGTATGTTTTGCGGAATCAAATAAAACTTGTTGGGATATTTTAATAATTTATCCGCAGAAGTGTACACAATATTGTTTTCGCAATAGCCTGAATTGGCAATTTCTTCCACAATGTCATCACCAGTGGCAATTAAAAAATCTGGAGTAAAGTCTCTATAGGCTGCATTGCAGGCATAACTTTGCAATGAGTCAGCCCCATACATACCAGCGTGATGATGTTGAATAAGTGCTAGATTGAATCCCAATCTGCTTTCGCCGTTACCAACTGCAACTGCTTGACTGGTTGTGTGTGTATTGGTTACACTGTTTGGTACATATTCTGTTGTGGGATTCCATTCTCCGCCCGACAAAGTGAGTTGGCTAATAATATTTTCACCAGCGTAGTTGTTGCGGTAAAGTCGTTTAAGTTGTTGCATAGTTGTTCCTGTTATTTAATATTTATACACCAAACCTGGTTCTAAGCGCGGTATAGTTTTGTAAACTTTCTGCGGCGGTAAGTTGTCGATTGTATCCCAATACCAAGGCAATTCTTCCTTGAAAATCTCTAACTGTACTGTATCCTTCTGTGCCCAAATAATAAGCAAATCCCGATCCCGAATCGCCCCAGGCGAATTTGGTTTGATTGCTTCGATATGCCGACAGTATGTTCCATCCTGACAATATGTTACCCGATCCGGTATAGACTTGATTGTTTACATAATATGAAATTGCCGTGCTTGCATATCCATCGGTATTGTCGGGATTGTTTACGGTCCATGGCCCTGTACCATTTGCACCACCAAATCTTAAACTAGTATCTGCGCTAGTTGAATCATTGCTGACGCCCAACAAACCCACCAAATTGGCACTATTGTTTAATGTAAAGTCTGGATAAAATACTATAGTAAAGTGTAGATACTTTTGCGTAACTGAACTACTGACGTAATTTCCTGATCCTACAGTAGTCCATTTAAAGTAACTTTGATTTCCGTTGCCGACCCAGGTCACTGCGCCTACAATAGTACCGTTGGCACGACCAGTCAAATCAGTCCAGGTTGTGCCAGTTCCGGAATAACTTGAACTGTTGCTGGCATCTAGATTTAATATCAATCCGTTCTTTACAATGCCAGTGGGTCGCGATACACTGGCAACCATTAACTGACTCCGGTTCCGCCAATGTACCAAGAAGTAGTACCAACCTTGACCAATGTGGCCATTGCATAAGTTGATAGGGTTCTGGTGCCAGTGGTACCAATACCGGCTAGATACAAGTTGTCAGATGTTAATATGTTGGCAGTTGCAGTTCCGCTGGTGATTATGTTGATTGTTGCTCCAACCGGGAACGGTACTGAAGTATTGGCTGGTATGGTTACGTTGGCAGTGGAACTTAGATAAATTTGTTCGCCTTGATCAGTCAATGCCAGTGTGTAGTTACTGGACTGCGCATTTTGAGGTAGTCCAATATAACCCACTGCATTTGAATAGGCGGCGCCGACTGCAGCATTACCGTTTATGGTGCCACCAACCCAAACATTTCCACCAATACCAGCGCCGCCTGCAACCTGCAACGCTCCGGTTACAGTGCTGGTTGCGGCAGTCAAGTTTGTGGTCACTATCCAACTTGTGGTATTTGCTACAGTTCCTGCAGGTCCGGTAGCACCAGTTGCGCCCACTGGTCCCACACTGTTTAAGAATCCAGTGGTCATACCATACCCAATCGATTCTCGTTCCACTGATACGTATACGTTTGCACTACCACCCACTGCCCACAAACTCATAAATCCATTGTAAACGTTGCTGGTAAATGTAGCAACTGTTGCATTGGTGTTGTTTTGCAACACTGCATATTCGGTGTAGTACGCTGTAGATCCTATTGCAGTTGCATCTATTGTGCTCATTTTAAAATTTGAGTACACATTATCAACTGCACTCAAAGTCCAACGCACTGCACTGTTACCGCTTGTGGACACTGTGTCAATCAAGGTATTGCCCACGTTGGTTGCAGTAGTTTTATTTAGGTAGATATTTAAATTTAGTGCGCTGCCTGATCCCACAGTTTGCCCGTTTGGATATTGAAAACTGGTTCCCACAATTGTGGTTGCAGTCACCGAGGCTGCAGAAAGTTGCGAAGCAGTTAGATTGGCATAACTTGTAGGGCTGATATTGCTGGCAGTTACTCCGGCATTTGCAGTCAATGCAACCACAAAACTTTGTAGACTTTCGCTCCAGTAAAAGGCTGCATTGTTAACTAATCCGTTTGCACGATTCATCACGAATCCAACATCAACGTTGGCTTGAGTTGCGCCCCCGTGCAAAACGGTCATGGAATCCGTAAAAATTGCTACATTTGTTAATATGTTTTCTAAATTGGGGCGAGTCAGTGCCATCAGTTACATCCGTTTTATTGTTATATTTATCGCAAAAAGGCGAAAGGGCCCAAGCCCTTTCCAGATCGTCGGACCATTTTATTAGAATCTGCCCACAACCACTTCAATAACACCTTTGGCCAGGATTGGGAAATCTTCCAATGCTTTACCAATCACTTGCCCACATTGTGGAGCATTGTTTACTTTGGCATACCCGAATCCGGCAGATACCATCATGTCTCCTTTGGCAACTGGTCCGATTACCATACAAGGAACACGCCCAGTTAGTGCCAGAGCAACCACGTTGGGTCCGGATAGGGCTCCATTCATCAAGTGTGCAGGGTTTGTAGACACTACCCCAGCCACTCGTGTTGTATCAGCATCGGCTACTGTGACTTCATTTGCACCACCAAACATCAGCACAGTTCCTGGATTGTACTGACGGTCGCCTTGATAATTTTCTGCCAAGTCAGCGTATTGCGCATGTATTGCAGTACCGTATATGGTG